ACCCCCCCCTGGCTAGTAAGGATGGCTTCTCAAGTCCGACGCTGGGTTCTGACCTTCAACTATTCGGACGAATCGGCGGCGTCCGATTTGGTACGGCGAATCGAGTCCCTTAAATTAATCTATGGGATTATTGGTGACGAGATTGCGCCTACGACTGGACAAAGGCACCTGCAAGGATTTCTTCATCTTGCAGGAAGGGGCCGTACGCTTGAAGGTTTGAAGAAGACATTAGAGAATAATACTGTGCATTTAGAACCGGCGAAGGGATCTGATCAGCAAAATAAGATTTATTGTTCGAAAGAAAATGTTCTTTTCGAACATGGAGTTCCGACGCGTCCTGGTTCGAAACGAAAGCTTTATGAAAGGTACGAAGAAGATGCTGAAGAACTTCGTATTGAAGAACCAGGAGCTTATAGAAGGTGCAAGATGATAGAGAAACAGAAGAAATGGAATTATTGGGTTTTAAATAATCCATTTCCTTATGATCTCTATCAGTGGCAAGAGGAATTAATGGAGGTACTTCAAGAACCAGCGGATAACCGCACAATCCTTTGGATTTGTGGTCGTGACGGTGGTGATGGTAAGACCGAGTTTGGTAAATATCTCGGTCTTAATGAAAAGTGGTTTTACAGCTGTGGTGGTAAAACCAGGGATGTGTTGTATCAGTACATCGAAGAACCTGAAAGGAATTTTATTCTCGATGTACCACGTTGTAATGATCAGTATATGAACTATGCTCTGATCGAGTGTATTAAGAACAGAGCATTTAGTTCAGATAAATACGAACCCTTACAGTATCTTGGGTTCGACAAAGTTCATGTAATAGTACTTTGTAATTTTCTTCCGGATTATTTAAAAATCTCGGAAGATAGAATAAAATTATGGAATATATAATATTCCAGTTGAAAAAAGAAAAGAAATATAAAATAATACAACATTATAGCTAAACATGGTGGGCCTGATGCTTGCTGGATGGCCCACACCTATTAATCATTTGCCGGAAAATAAAAAGTCTTAGTTCCGATGACGTCATTCATGACATCGGAATACTTTCTAGAATATTCTTGGTGGGCCCCACATGGGTTGCTTGTAGATTAAGCAACTTCTGTGGTGGTGACACGTGTCTATAAGGAGCGTGGTAAGTCACGTGAGTTCAAGCTATGGCTACGTTGACTCACGTGCGAGAAAGCTGTGGCTAGTTGACCAAAAAGCTGTGGCTAGTTAGTTATAAATAGGTGCCAGGGGGGGTATAGAGTATT